TTGTGCAGATGGGTTCAGACCATATCCAGTGTCGTCGGCTCAGCTGAGTGGAATGAATGTCTAGATGAAGAAATTGACCTTGACCCGGAAAAGCTGACGTGGATGGCCATCGACTGCTCGCCGGATCGTAGATTTGCAGCATTGGTCGCCGCTCAGAAATTAGGCGATGAGAAATTCATCGTCAAGCTGCTTCACACTTGGGAGAACTCAGTGCAGCTCGATGATCGTGAGATTGCCAACGATGCAGCTAAATACTGCCGCGAATATCCCATTGAGCATTTGCTTTATTCACGCCGAACATCTGGCGCGGTTGCGGCGAGAATGCAGCCGGCCGGAATCCCAATTTATGACATGGATTCGGATTACCCGCAAAGCTGCGATGAGATGCTGGGAGCAATCAACTCTGGGCGGCTTAAACATCGAGGCCAATCTGAACTGACCACACAAATGCTCTCAGCTGTTCAATTGCGTCGTGGCGATGGTGGCTGGGTATTGGGCAGACGTGCCAGCCAGTCGGCAATTCCGGCTTGCGTTGCCACAGCTCTTGTTTCACACTTTGCGACACGCCCAGAGACGGAGATTGACATTCTCGTTGGGTAATGCTCTCAGCGTGGGAAAATTCTCACATGGGATTCAGAGACATCTTTGTGCGTACATCATCCGTCGAAACACTGACATACGACGTCTCTGCATCTCTTGCTCCAGTGACGACGCTGGATTCACTCTCGCCATTCTTTCGAGGTAATCGCACAGCTACACGCGAAGAAGCCATGAGCGTTCCGGCAATAGCTCGCGGTCGTAACATCATCTGCTCATCCATTGCATCAATTGGCATTGAAGTGCGTGATCGTGTTACAGGAATGGAAGTTGATTCACCGCGCGTCATTCACACACCAGACCCACGCATTCCCGGCGTTGCTACCTATGTCTGGACATTAGAAGATTTGCTTTTTAATGGGTATGCGTATTGGCAAATTACAGAATTATTTGCAGACACGCAGCGCGTTAGAAGTGTTCAAAGAATTTCGCCGGATCGTGTAACTATCAACACAAATTCAGATTCAACAGAAATTGAATCGTATTCAATTGATGGTCATACACCATTGCCAACATCTGGCATCGGTAGCCTTGTCGTGTTCTACGGAAATGATGAAGGCTTGCTCAATCGAGCTGGTATGACTATCCGCACCGGTGCGGAACTCGAACGTGCGGCTGCACTTTATGCGCGTGAGCCGGTTCCACAAATGGTATTAAAATCAAATGGAACTGCATTGCCAGCAGATCGCATTGCTAAACTCCTGGAGTCTTGGGGTGCAAGTCGCAGAAATCGCACAACGGCATTCTTAAATGCGGATATTTCGCTGGAAACTTTGGGATTTGACCCGGAGAAATTACAGCTTGCAGCTGCGAGAAGTTACATTGCGACAGAACTTGCCAGAGCTTTGGGAATTCCGGCCTACTTCATTGACGCCGAGACTGGTTCATCAATGACTTACTCAAACGCCAGCACAACGCGTCAGACTTTGCTTGATTTCTCTTTGATTCCGCTAATGAACTCCATTACCGAAAGATTATCAATGCCAGACTTTACGCCATCAACGCAGCGCGTGGAATACGCGCTCGATGATTACTTGCGCGGCTCAGCTCTAGAACGTGCGCAAATCTATGAAATCCTCAATCGCGTTGGCGCATTGAGTGCAGAAGAAATCCGAGTAGCAGAGGAAATGATCCGATGAAGGTACTAACACCATTCACAATCACAGCGGCCAATTCAGAAGAACGCACTATCACCGGCCAAATTGTGCAATTTGATACGCCAGCAAACGCATCAACAGGCAAAGTCTTGTTCAAGTCGGGGTCATTGATTCCAGCGTCGGTCAAGCTAAATCTCGAACACGACTCAAAGCGACCAATTGGAAAGACGTTATCAATGGAGCTTGCACCAGATGGCAAGTCAATCAATGCGACATTTAAGATTTCAAAGACAACAGCCGGAACAGATGCAATCCAAGAAGCGATGGATGGACTACGCGATGGATTCTCTGTTGAAGCAAATGTCGCAGATCATGGATTTAACGAGGACGGCACAATGGTCGTCAATTCAGCGACACTTGTTGGCGTCGCACTCACACACAACCCAGCATTCGATGAAGCTCGCGTCAGTCATGTCGCAGCGACTACCGAAGTCACACCAGAAGAAACACCAACCGAAGGAGACGCAGTGGAAACCACTACCGAAAAAACAGAAGCACCAGCCGTTGAATCGGTAGAGGCTTCACAGAACGTCGTGCAAGCTAACAAGCCAGCACCATATTTCACTTCACCACGCAACCCAATTGTCAATCTTGGGTCATGGATGGAGCATTCAATCAAGGCAAAGTTGAATCCAATGTCAGATTCTGCAATTTACATTGCGGCAACAAATGACAATTTAGGTTCAACAAACCCAGCATTCAATCCAACACGTCAGCTCACTGAAGTCATTAACGGCTTGAGTAATGGAACACGTGGAGCAATTGATGCAATTTCTCGCGGCACATTGCCGGATTCTGGCCTTCAATTTGAGATTCCAAAAATCACACAAATTGCAGAAGTTGATCCAGTTGCAGAAAATGGCGCGGTCACAAATACCGATGTCAATTCATCGTTCATCTCAGTGCCAATCACACGCTTCGCAGGTCGCAATGTATTGACAACAGAAATCATTGAGCGCAGCTCACCAGATTTCTTCAATGAGCTTGTTCGCATTATGGGATCAGCTATGGCGTTCTCTCAGAACAAGTACGTTGCAAATCAAATTAAGGCAGATGCAGCATCAGATGGAACACCAACAGCTAACACAGCTGCGGGATTGATTGCATACGTCAGCCGCGCAAATGCAGCTGTCTATGCAGGAACTCAACGCTTTGCACGTAACATCTTGGTGTCACCCGGACAATGGTCAAACATCATGGGCTACAACGACAATGGAACACCATTGTTCAATGCTTACCAGCCACAAAATCAGGCCGGTCTTGTTACAGGTCAATCACAGCGCGGCGTAGTGTTGGGGCTTAATTTTTTCGTCGATAATTCAGGTGAATTTACTGGAACAGGCGATGATTCAATGGTCGTTCTTGAGCCAGATGCATTCACATGGTATGAGAGCGGCAATTATCGTCTTGATGTCAATAAGCCATCTGACGGAACTGTTGAAATCAGCCTCAATTCTTATGGTGCATGCGCCACAAAAATTGCAGCTGGTGGAAACTTATTTAATTTCACCTAATAACTAATCATCGGCCACAGCCGCTCCCGGATGTGGTCGAGCAGTAGAAGGGAACGGAAATGCCTCAAATTGTAACCGCAAGCGAATTGCGATCCATTCTGGGCGTTTCCGTATCTCTTTATTCAAACGCATATCTTGAGCAGATGATTGAAAGCGCAGAGCTGACAATTCTGCCATTGCTTACTGGATACCAATCAGCAGTCACAGAAGTCTTTGTAGAAAACTCCATTGCCTATTACGGAACTCAGCGCGTTAATTATTTCGTGCCGGGTCAAGATGTCGTCATTACCGGATGCGGCATTTATGACGCAACAGTGACAGTCACCAACGATCGCATTGCGCCAATGGTCTTTACGTCTGCAACGGGCGAAGCAGACAGCACGTACACCATCCCAATCATTCCGAGCGGGCTTGCGTGTATTGATGGGGCAACCGCCGGCGATTTATACTCTGGCGTTGCTCCCATTAAGTCAGCCATTCTTGTTGTTGCTGTTGAAGTATTCCAAAGCGTTACAGCTCCGGGTAATCAGATTATGAGCGACCAATTTCAGCCGTCACCATTTGTTCTTGGCCGCAGCTTGACAAATCGAATCGTCGGCTTGCTTGGGCCATTCTTAGAAGTCGAAACGCTTTGCTTATGACAATTGAAGCCGACATCCGCACACCATTGCAGACTGCACTTTCAAGCATTGCAGCCAATGTCTATAACGGCATTCCAGAGGCAATGACTAGCCCATCAATCTGCATCGTTCCAGACGCACCATATTTGGAAAGCACGCTAATCAATGGATCAACTACCAAAGTCAAAATCAATATGCTCATTACCGGCGTCGTTGGTTATTCAAGCAACGCAGCAGCTTTGACCAATCTTGAGGATTTAATGATTTCAATCATCTCAACTATGCCGGCCGGATACGTCGTCGGAGATGTCAGCTCACCCACACCTTTGGAAGTCGGCGCAAGTAAATTCTTGACGTCTGACTTGCAAGTCTCAACGTATTACACCGACTAAGGAGAAAACTCATGGCAACAACAATCATCACTGGCAGAGACATCACTTTCACGATTGACAGTGATAATTTCGATGCCCAAGCTACTTCCGCGACTTTAACAGTCGATTCGACAATCAATACATATCAGACACTTGATGGAAAAGCGTATTACACGACAGACACTCAAGGAACATTTGCAGTGGAAATGCTTGCTGACTGGGGCGCAGCAAATTCA